AGGAAGCTATTGATAAAACAACAAAAGCAAGAGCGCTGGTATTGGATTTGTTCGGTGGAAGTGGATCGACATTGCTGGCCTGTGAAAAATTAAACAGGCGAGCTTGCCTAATGGAACTAGACGAGAAATACGTGGATGTAATAATAAATAGATGGCAGTCTTATACCGGCAAAGACGCTATTCATATCGAAAGCGGAAAAACTTACAAGGAACTACAAAATGACCAACCAAGCTAAAACAATATTATCAATGTTTAACAACGACCACAGCTTTAATGACATTGCCAAAGCGGTCGGTGTGCATTTGGATGCGGTGATGTTTATTATCAAACAACTCACGATATTTGGATACATTAAACCGGAAGAGTTAACGAATGGCTAAAAACAAAGTCGGCAGGCCAACAAAGCCTATCGACTATAAACGACTCGATGCGATGTGCGCGATACATTGTACGGGTGAAGAATGCGCCGCAATACTTGATGTGAGTTATGAACATCTAAACAATCAATTGAAAAAAGACGGCAACGGTAATTTTTTGGAGTATTTCAAGCAAAAAGGCGCAAATGGAAAGATGTCTTTACGCCGTAAACAGTTTGACCATGCCATGAGCGGCAATGCAACTATGCTTATTTGGTTAGGTAAACAGTGGCTTGGACAGGTTGATAAACAGGAAGAAGTGGGCGAAGACGACACCACAATACAGAAGATTCAGATTGAGGTTGTCGGTGCGCCAAGTACAGATTAAGTCAACGCAGCCGCAGGCCGACTTCCATGCATTAACGTGTAAGCATCCAGCTTTTATTGGCGGGTTCGGTACAGGTAAAAGTGAGACCATGGCTAACCAGGCTTTTATGGATGCTAGCCACTCAAGTGATGCGCTGATTGGATTGTATGAACCGACGTATGATTTGGTTCGCCTTATCATGGCACCGCGCATAGAAGAAAAGTTACAGCAATACGGTATCAGGTACAGGTACAACAAATCAGAAAATATCATCTATTCATCAAACGGCCAGTTTGGTGATTTTGTGCTTAGGACGCTAGATAATCCATCACGCATAATCGGATATGAAACTTACCGCGCACACGTTGACGAAATTGACACGTTAAAAGAAGATAAGGCGCGTGAGGCATGGATTAAGATAATCGCAAGGAATAGACAATCACCGGCAGGCGTTGACAAACCATTCAATAGGGTGAGCGCGTACAGTACGCCAGAAGGGTTTAAGTTCGTTTATAAAGCATGGAAAAAAGAGGTGAAAAAAGGGTATGAGATGATTCAAGCCTCTACCATGAGTAACCCATTTTTACCGGCTGACTACGTTGACACCCTCAAAGAAACTTATCCCGACCAACTAATCGCGGCCTACATTAACGGCGAATTTGTCAACCTTACAAGCGGTACGGTGTACACTGAATTTGATAGGGTGGCTCATGATACCGATGCCGAGTGGAACAAGCGGGAACCTTTGCATATCGGGTTGGATTTTAACGTATGCAATATGAGCGCGGTGATATCAGTTATTCGCAAAGGTGTATGCTATGACGTTGATGAAATTACAGGTGGGTATGATACGCCGAGCATTATCCAGTCAATCAAAGAGAGATATCAAAATTGTCAAATAAACATATATCCAGACGCAAGCGGGAAAAACAGAAACGCGCAAGGCGCATCAGAGTCCTCAATACAGTTATTGCGACAGGCAGGGTTTCAGGTCTTAGCTAAAAATAAGAACCCTTTTGTGAAAGATCGTATCTTGGCGATGAATACCAGTTTTAGCAAAAACAAACATTTTGTTAATGTGAAGCGATGCCCTGTCCATGCAAGTAATTTAGAGCAACAGGTTTACAACTCAGCCGGTGATCCGGACAAGACGCAAGGGAACGACCATACTTGTGACGCCATAGGCTACCAAATACACTACAATTTCCCTGTTATCAAACCGGCTACCAACGCAAGCAGAATGATTGTATAATGTCAAAATAATTCGGTTAAGCCGATAAACTTTCAAAATGAAGGCTTAATATGACCCAAATAACAGAACCGCGCGAAGAATATTCATACTATCTCAAAGACGTTGAGCGTAACCGCGCAGCCGTAGCCGGTGAGCGTGAGGTTAAACGCGCAGGCGTTAAGTTCCTGCCACCACTTGCGTCGATGTGCTGCAATACGTCATACGACGACCAAAACGGCATGACGCTAATTAATCAGACCCCAGGCTTAACAATCGAAGGTCAAGCGGCTTATACAAAATATAAAGCGCTAGCCTCATTTTACGGCGCTACCGGCAGAACGGTTGATGGTTTAGTCGGTTTGATATTCTCTAAAGAGGCTGTTTGTGAATTACCACCGCTGATTGAATACCTTAAAGACAACGCCGACAGCAAGGGTAATACACTCAGGTCATTAGCTAAAAAGGCATCAACCGAGGCATTTATTGCGCCGCGTTCAGGCTTATTGGTTGCGAGACCGTCAACGCCAGAAGGGTCGAGCCAATTGGACGTTGAACGCAATAACTTGCGCCCTAAAATTCTTCACTATAAATATGAGTCGATATTTAATTGGGATTATGAGGTCATCAACAACGTTGAAAAGCTATCGCTTGTGATCCTAAAAGAACAAACAACGGTGCGCAAAGGTTATAAAGTTGAATGTGAAGACCAGTACCGAGTTCTTGAGTTAATAGACGGCGTGTATCATCAATCGCTATACAATGACGCCGGTGCATTAGTCGAGGAAGTATTACCGGTAATCATCAACGGTAATGTGTCAGATGAAATACCGTTTTATTTTATCGAAGTCGGCGCAGAAAACAAAAGCGTATTGAATGATTTGGTTGATATGAACTTCCATCATTACCAGGTCAGTGCAGATTACAACAGTAAAAACCACTTTAGCTCGTTTATTATCTGGTATGAGACCGGTGCACAGCAGGGTCAAAATATGCTCATGGGTAACGGCGTGAAATGGTCGAATGTTTCATCAGATGCAACGTTTGGTATATTGCAGCCGGACGGCAACAGTGACGCCCTTAGAATATCGTTACAAGACGACGAACAGCGCATGGCAGCATTAGGCGCAGAAGCATTAAAGCCGCGCCAAAGTGGCGTTGAGAGCGCAGACGCTAAAAGCCTTGACCAAGTTGCACAGAACAGCACAACGGCCAACGTCGCCATTACAGTGAGCGAGGCGTTAACTAAAGCGATTAACTTCGCCGCCATGTGGATGGGCATCTCTGAGGAATCGGTTTACAGCCTAAACACTGATTACAATCCAACCGGTATGAACGCGCAAAACCTAACGGCATTGCTTGCCACATGGCAATCAGGCGCTATAAGCTATGATACGTTTTACGATAACTTGCAACGTGGTGAGATAGCAGGAACCGAGCGCACAGCCGACGAAGAACAGGCGTTAATCAGTAACGCAGATACGGGCATGAGTGAACTGCCAGAATGACAGACCTAACCATCCAGCAATCCGCGCGTCATGCTGTCTATGTACAGCGTTACGCTGGTTATCTAGCTAATCTATTCGACCCGTATTTGAAGCGGTTACAGCGTGAATTAAAGCTTGCTATGCTGGACTTTCCCACCGAGACTAAAGATATTAGGCGTATCAATCGAATGTTAGCCGATTATCGCAAAGCGTCGTTGGTGGTTTATGGTGAATATAATAGCGATGTGCTACTCGCTCAACTTATGGAATTTGCACCAGACGAAGCGGCTTGGCAATTAGCCGCATTGGATACCGCTATCGACTCAACCGCTGTTAGTTTGACGTTACCGGCAACTGGTCAAGTTTTAGCCGCAGTGCGGTCAGTGCCATTAGTGTTCCCTGATGCTGATGGTGTCGCCGTACTCGGCTCTTTTATTAAAGGCTGGGAAGACAGTCAGATTAAAAAGGTCGAGGATATTATTCGCACCGGCTTTATTTTAGGTAAAACAAACAGCCAAATCACGCAAGACATTGCAGGAAAAGGCGGTTATCTGGATAACCAGAACCGAGCCAAAATTAAAACAATGGTGCGTACAGCAACAACGCATACGAGTAACCTGGCAAGGCAAGCGACGTTTGATGATAATGACGATATTGTCAATGGTTATGAGTGGGTTTCTACGCTGGATAACCGCACAAGCTCAGTATGCAAAGGCTTAGATGGTAAAATATACAAAAAAGCCGATAAGGATAAACGCTATCCGCCCGCTCATCCGAACTGCCGTTCCAGCACTGCGCCTGTGCTAGACAAGCGTTACGCTTTAGATGATAGCGTTAACACCAGGGCATCGAGAGGTGTTGAGGGTGGTCAACAGGTTGCAGCAGACAAGACTTATTACAGTTGGCTAAAAGACCAAGGCGAACAAGGCGCAAAAGGCCGCGCGTATGTCATGGATGTGCTAGGCAAAGAGCGAGGCAGATTGTTTTTAGATGGCGGGCTATCGGCTGAGAGGTTTAAAAAGCTAACGCTTGATGAATTATTCCAACCGATACCGCTTGACGTTTTACGTCAAAAACAATCATTGCAGCTTGCTTTTGACGCGATAGGCGGGTAATGCTAAAATACAAGTTCAAATATTAGTGCCAAGCACTCAACCAACCCAAAGGGTTCACGCATGTTAAACGGATTAGATAAAATTGAAGGGTTAACACCAGAGCAAATGGAAGCCATAAACGGCCTCGCTGGTGGATTAATCAGTAAAAAAACAGAGCTAGAAGAAAAGCTGTCAAAAGCGAAAGGCTCTTTAAGTGCTGAAAGTTCAGCGCAAGAAAAGTTAAATATGCTTGAGGCGAATATCGAAAGAGAGCGACTTGAGTCAAAAGAGAATTATCAGGGTGCGCTATCGCTCAAAGAGCAAGAGTACAACGCACAACTTGAAAAGCTAACTAGCGTATTAAAAGAGCGCGATTCTTTTATGGTTGGCAATATAATTACGGATGAGTTTGTAAAGCTCGGAGTAAATAAGGACTTGATGGAAGATTTAGCTTA